CGTCGGCTTGGGCCCGGTCGTGTCGATCCCGAACTTATTCAAAAGCCTTCCAACAGGGGCCAAATAGCCTTCCTGTAACGATAAAAGATTTGTTCCAGGAATGGTCTTGCGTCGCAGAGAATCTAGGTCCTTCCCGCGGAACTCTCCCACAAACTGTTCTGCCAGGACCTCGTCCGCAATCCAATCTAGGTCACCGGCCCCAGGCTCGGACCGCTGAGATCCTTCGCGTAGTTCGTTTGCCTTGGCCCGAACCTCGGCCTCAGTTGGTGCCCCTCGTCCTTGGCGCTCACCCTCCAGAAGTCTCCTGGCGTACTCGTTGCCAAATTTGCGAAGACCCTCTTCACCATATTCCGACATAACTGCCATGCGTCCTTCAGCCTTGTTGATCGCCGGGGATTTCATAATGGCATGCATGATCTCATGCTTAACCGTGTCACCGGATGACCGCATGTCGTCCATGTTGACCAGAAGCCTTGTCGTCCCAGACTTGTCAGGAATAGCCTTAACTACTCCGGCCGCGTTGATCCCGGCATTCTCGGGCATCATAAACGAGTCGCGTCCGTGGAACTCAACCTGAACGTCAGGTGCCATCATCTGGAGAGTCGCAGCGTCTAGGAATGGGCGATTATCCTTGCGGACATAGTCGGCAATCTTGTTTACGTCTAGCCCTAGGTCGGCCTGTCTTGCAAACAGCCTGTTCACGTCACCCTGCTTGGCTATGGCTTTCTTGCCGGGGATCTCGGCTAGGCCCTTGATCGTCCCGCCAACTGCTCCGAGTCCGCCACCGATAACGGCTCCGCCACCAATGCCTTCCTCTTCGCCACCGGACGCTACATAGCCCAACCCTGCGCCGACGGCCGCAGATTTAGCAGCACCCTTGCCTGTCTCCAGGCCAAGCTCCGCGGCCCCTTGCGTGATGGGAGACGACACGATCGAGTTGTTCGCGGCCTTTCTCAGCCACTCAGGATTCTTCTGGTTCTTCGCAACGCGCTCCATAACGGTCATCCTGGACGGCCCTGTCAGGATCTCTTCCCCGGCTATGCGCGCAGCCTGTGCTCCACGTTCGACGACCTCTGCACCGGCCCTTGCTCCAGCAATCTTGGCTCCGATTGGGAACGCGCCGGGGATGCCTATGGTTGCTGCCCCTGTGGTGATTGCTCCAACCGTCTTGGGCGCGCTAACTCCAGGCAATACTCTCTGGACGGTTTCGCCAATCTTCTCAACTCCAAGATCGATCGCTCCTCCTGTTGCCCTAGCCGCGGTCTCGATACCACCGGCAACTCTTGTCCCAGCCCTCAGTGCCCTGCCTCCGGCAGCGGTTGCCTTTGCCCCAGGTCCGACAAACGGAACTGCAAGCGTAGGATCTAGGACCATGCTGGCTGCCTCCGCGGCTTTAGGCGCGAACGTTCCCTCTGGGAGTCCAATTATGCTTTTGCCTGTAGCCCTCTCAGCGTTAATCTTGTCGATCGCTTGCATCTGATAATTCTGATCGATCGTCTTTTGGTTAAGGTACGACTTGTAGTCGTCTTGTAGACCAAGCGCCCCAGCCGCCATGTATGGAGCCTTTTCGATAAACTTAGACGCTCCGGCTGCCATCATCCCAACATCCATCGTCCCTCTGGCCCCGGCTTCCAGCAACGTGGCTGGAAGCGACGGTTCCCCAGGTCTTGGCTCGCGCATCGATGCCGTTTTGATTAGTTCTGGAATGCCTTCTGTAATTACAGGCTTGAAATATTCCGCAGCCCCAGTTGCACCTTCTGCAATCCTGCTAATCGCGCCAGGCTCGGTAGCCTTGAGAATTGAGAACTCTTCTGGGCTTGCTATGAATGTAGGATCGGATTCGTCTTGAGATCTTAGGAACGACGCGGTCGACGCCTCGTCCATGACAGGCTTCGAATCGATAAATGAAACTCCGCCCTTATAGGCATTATGAACTAACGACGCCTCTTCCAGAGTAAGCTCAAACTGAGGATTGTCGCGGTACTGGCGCAGCAAATAATTTGCTGCTTCCAGTGGGTCCTGAATGATTTCGTCGGCCATGACCGACTAGCGGTTTTGAATTACCTTGCGAGTACGCGGATCGTATCCGCCGAATCCAGAGGGGCTCATCGGGCGTTGCGCTGGCTGTTGCGGTGCCTGTTGCTGTTGCCCAGCCTGTCCGGCTTGCTTGCCTTGCGTTTGATCGTCTTGGTTTGACTTGGGCAACTCGACTGTCCTACCGGCAATACTCTTGTAGTCCTCAGCCCTTGCCTTGAGCCTTGTCCTCATGCTCTTGATCGCAGCGAGTGTTGTTGCTGTTGTAGGCCCTGTGACTGGATTATTAAAACCAACAGATACAGGAGTTGTTCCCATCGGAATGGCAAACTTCCTGGCCGCCTCAACTTCGCCCTCCCTTGCCACAGATCCTGGATCAAGAACTTTCGCCAGAGATACTGCGAATAGATAAGGAATTTGCTTCAGTGTTGCTGACCCCTCCGGGTCCATGCTTTCAAAATTTCCGTACTTTTTAACAGTATTCTCGAGCTCGTCTGCCATGCGGTATGCCTCACGGATATTTGACTCAAAGGCAAAATCTGCCTGTGTCAATTCCTTGCCTTTAGCGACGAGCGCTTTCTCTCCAGCGTCGGCAACGCTCATCATAATTCTACGCTTCTCAGGATCTGGCTCCATCATTGCCTTTTCCTTATAATACTTAACCTTGTTGACCTGGCGATCCACATACGCGTCGACAAGTTCCTCTGGAAGTCCAGCGGGGACCACGATGCTCGTTCCTGGTGCTGTCTTTGTTCCTGTGGTCTCGGCGAGTCTATTCATCAGCGCGGCCTGTTCGACAGGATCAGAGGACTGTATCAGCGCTTGACCAACTCGTCTTGCCTCCTGCTCTGGATAGAGTTTTTGCTTCAGCATTTCAACGCGGAGTTGACGATCTTGGTCTTCTAGTGCCTGACGTTGCTCTTCTCTCCTGTAGTAGTCTTCTCTCCAGGGTAGTGTAATTAGCGGTCTTTGAACTTCTGCCATAATATTATTACCTTAATTAATCAGCTTTATCCGAAAAATCCCTTTGGCCCAGCCAGTCCTCCCACACCACTGAGAATGTTTGCTCCAGCATTAAGATATTGCGGAGTGGAATTTGCCGCGTTCGTAGTCGCCTGGGCCTGAGCATAAGCTCCATAAGTCCTCGCTAGGTAATCGGCCTCACTACCATAAAGAGCAGTAGCATTCTGGGCACCCCTAAATCCTGCCATCGGATCGACGTACATGAATGGGATGTTTGCAGTAGACCCACCACCGAATGTTCCTGTTGTCGTCGTTCCAGATCCAGCAACGAGCGCGGCAAGTCCTCCGCTTTGCTCTGCAGCCCGGCGATTTGCCATGTTGTACATAGTAGCTCCAGCGGCAGTAAAGTCAGCAGCCGCACCAAGTCTATTGAGCGTTGCGGCCTCGCGGAATGCCTTATCTCTCCTGAGAGCATCTGTTACGCTTTGACCGGAAGACAGGAAGCTGGAAGCTGCTCCGAGCCTTTCCCGCATCCTGGCCTCACCAGCAAGCCCTGTAGTAACAGCCTCTTCAACGGCTGGGGCAACTCCAAATATGTTGCCTCTGGCAGTCTGTGCTCCCCTGGCCGCTTGCTCGTACTGCCTACGCTCTTCGGCGTCAAGTTGAGATCCTAGCGCAACTTGTGCAGTAAGTTTGTCTTGAATGTCCCTTCGTAGAGCCTCTGTAGCCGGATCGGTCGTCTCGCCAATGTCGGCCTTTGCCAGTTCAGCGTATCCCTTTGTGAGGTCTTCAATCATGGCGGCAGTCGCTGGATCGATCTGCCGTATTTCGTCCACCATTCTTTGCTCTGGAAGTAGGAGCGATTCCCGGAATGTCTTTAAGACATCGGCCCCCTCTTCTGCTGTTGTTGGCTTGTAGTTGTCAACCAGACCCTTTGTCGTCACGACGTCTTCGTTGACAGCGTCTAGCTTGGACTGAAGATCGGCTATAAATTTGTTGTTAAGGTCAATCCTTCTGTCCCCAGCCGGAAGATCTTTTCCGTACTGAGTCGCCTCGTCAATTTGACCCTTTAAATCAGAAGCTATTGAATTTGCCGTTGCGTAAAGCTCGTCGTATTTTGCTTTTGTCCTAGAATTAATGTCATCCAGGATTTGCTGATCGGTGACATTGATGTTCAGCTTGCCAAGAAGTTTGCTTCCGCTTTCCTTCGTTGCTACGTCAAACTTTAGATTTGCAAGAGAATCATCCAGTTTTTTTATGTCTTCTTCTGGAATTTTTCCAATTCCAGGAGAAAGATCTTGAATGTTTACTCTTGTTACAAGCTCCGCAATTTGCGGGGCCCCCTGGCTCGCCTCGGCAAGTAGTCTTGTTAGTTTCTTCTCTTCCTGTAGCGCAAGCCCTTGTTGCGATTGTCGCTGAGACCCTCTAAACTTTTTAATTGCGTCATTCTCTTGTTTTACTACTTGCCTTTGGGTCTCTATCTCATTCAGCTTTGACTCAACGTCACTGATTTTGTCGATAATATCTATTGCATTTTTGCTTAAATTTCCAGTTTTGAAATCCCTAACAAGTTTTGCCGCGTCTTTTAGCGACTGAGTGTCAGCAGCGTTAAGATTGTTTATGCCCACTTTCTGAGCCGTGCTCAACGCTGTTGTGTAGTAATTTAATGCCTGTAGTAAATTGTCTGGCTTTTTTTCTAGCTCAGATACTTTTTGAATTTTTGGCTTTTCCTGCTCAACCTTTTGAGTGGCCGCAGCAACGTCGTAAGTTATCTTGTCCTTCGATAGGTAGGCAGCCGGATCCAGCTTGTAGACGTCCTTGATTAAACTTTGTTGAGCCTTGCTTTCATCAAATGCACCCTTTGCATTTACGGATGAAGAGAAGTCCGTCATCCCCATCGACTGATACTTGGTTATGCTTGGGGCTGCTTTAGTTGCCGCAGCAATATTGTATCCAGAAGCCTTAAAGATTTCTGGGTCAATTTTTAGAGTGTCCTTAATGTAGGCTGCTCTTTGTTCTGCTGTTTGTGCCGGTGCTTTTGCTGCCATATTACGATAATCCTGTTAAATAGTTTGCTTCTTTTGCTCCAACAGATTTCTTCACCTCATACGGAACTGAAGCCTCCGCCGGTTGACCATAAAGGCGAGCGTACTGAGTCGCGGCCTGGGCCCCTAGTCCTCGTTGTACTGCAAACGCATTTGGATTCGTTTCGTACTGTCTTCGCAGTGCCTCGAGGGACCTTTGTGATCCGTATTCACGCTCAACCTGGAGCCCTGTCTGTGCCGCCCTCTGCGCGTCTAATGCCGACATTTGGCGCTCAAGTTCGCGCTGACGAGGATTATACTTCTCGCGGAGGCGCTGTTCTAGCGCAGCAACGTCGCCTTGATTTGCAATATATGTTTCCAATGACGAACGGTAGTAAAGCTCGTTCGCCTTGGCCGCGTTTCCTGGATCGGGCGGGGGAGGTGGTGCCGGAATTGATGGTGATCCTCCCATTATAGTAGTGCCTTTCGCATAAATTTCATGTAATCGTAAACCTTTCTTTTCCCACCCCTATTAAAAACAATATTCTTCCTCGGGCCAAATCTGCTCCAGAGTATAGACAATAATGTCTTCATAGCCAAACGGCTATAAGGCGTACTACTACCATCTGTAGAGGTGACCGTCAAGTCTACAAATGCAGTGTTTCCGTCTTGCCTATGTACATAATGTATAGGGTCTTCGTCCTCATGCAAGCACCTTGCAATTGCCACCCCGGAGATCTTGTCTCCGTCCTTGGCAATCCCAACCAGGTAGTTGTCCTGGTGCCACTTAAACCACTCCCTAAAATTAGGCCATCTCGACTCTGGGACGCCGGACAGTTCAATGTATTCAACCGCTGTCATATGTTGCTCTGGATTTCGATCGTGTCCGGGTTGGCCGCGATCGTGATCTGCCTAATAGAAAGTTTTCTGGATGGGGCCAGCATCTTAATTTTCATATTCCGCCACTTCTGGTACGACCTGAGACTGTCTGCCCGGAAGTTGTTTGTTTGAGCCGAAAGGGTAGCCGGCAGTGTGAACGGTAGCGTCAATCCTCCGGGGGTAGACGTGTCAACCGCTGTTCCAATTGTGACGTACTGGGAATCAGTCTCGCGCTTCATTTGGATTGTGCAGTTCGTTGCCGTTGAGTAGTAGTACTCAATTTCGTAGTGCGACCCATACTTCTTCGATACCTTATCGTCTAGGTCATACGCTTTTGTCACAATGTAGCTCTCGTATGACGATCCATAATCCTTGAAGTTCGTGTCACCATCACCCTGGAGATCTGGGTCAAGGTAATCGTAAAGATGCCCAACTTGTCCTGTCGGGCTACCGATAGCTAGCTTAATCCCATTCGTAGTATATCCAGCAGAAAAATTAGTTGTCACCATTCTGCTGGCACTGATTGACCAGAGCCCCTCAAATGACCCGAAGACCGTGTTGTAGACTAGCACATAATTGCATGTCGTTGCAGAATCAAGCGGGAGCGCCAGGTAGTATCTGTTGTTGTGGAAAGCCGCATTACTCTTCGAGATGAATCCTCTGTTGATTCTTGCAATAATGTCTTTTACTGGCTCGGACATTGGAACTCCGACTGTGTAAAAGTCGTCTGCCATCGACCTTACTACGCTCCTTATCCCATCGCTTGACAGGAAGAACACGTCTTTAGTTGTAAAGATTGTAGTCCTCCCGGCCTGGCATCCAAGTTTGTCGTTGATCAATCTAACGGTCCATTCCGCGGCCGTTGCTTTTGTTGGATCTGCTGTTACCAGGTAGATCTTGTTTGGCTTAAAAACAAGTATTTCGTAATCGTAGAAAGGCTGGATGGCTACAATGTCCTCTCCATCATCGCCGCCAACAATGATGCTGTTGGTTGCCTTCCAAATCTCTGCATCAAGAATGTCGGATGCGTAAAGCGTGTTGCGATTATCTCCAGTTCCAACTGCAAAAAGTCGATTTGTAAACTGGCGGATAAGTCGAAGGCCAGATGGGGCTGAAGAAGTTGACAGGACTCCATTTGCTGTGGCTGCCGTTCCAGATGATGGTGGTGCTATAGTTATGGTTGGTGCAGATGTATATCCAGAACCACCATTGGTAACTGTT